AACACAAGAATACATTGATGAAATGTCTAAAAAAGCAGATGATGCTAATAACATTGAAACAACTGAGCCTACACCTAGTACAGAACCTCAGAAAGATGAATTAATTTTAGGTAAGTTTAAATCTCAAGAAGATTTAATTAAATCTTATCAAGAGTTAGAAAGAAAACAATCTGAGCTTTCTAAACCAAAAGAAGAAGAAGCAACTAAAGAAGATAAACCTTTAGAAGCCGATACAAAAGTTAATTTTGATTTTTCATCTGCTCAAAAAGAGTTTGATGAAAATGGTGAGCTGAGCCAAAATACTATTGATGCTTTAGAGAAAGCAGGATTACCTAAATCTTATATAGATAATTATATAGCAGGTTTAGATGCTGTTGCTCAACAGTTTGAACAACAAGCTTATCAAAGCACAGATGGCGAAGAAAACTATAAACAAATGACTGATTGGGTAACTCAAAATTTACCTGAAAGTGAAATAAAACAATTTAACGATAACATTAGTAAAGATAATGAAACAGCTTTATTTACTATTAAAGGTATGTATGCTCGTTTCCAATCTGAAACTAAAGAACCTAGTTTAACTACAGGCACCAACGCACAGCAATCAGGTTCCGCTTATGAAAGTGTGGCCCAAATGAAAGCTGATATGTCTAATCCTAAATATGCTACAGATAGTGCATTTAGAAAAATGGTAGCCGATAAAATATCTAGATCAAAAGTTATCTAACAAAATTCTAAGGATAAATTGCTGTCCTAGAATAGCAAGTAAAAGTAAGACTTAACCCGTCTGAGGACGGACAATTCTGAAACTGAAATTACTACGCTTTATTAGCAACAACCTATAATAACATAAGGAGATATATATAATGTCAAATTATACTGTATCAAACATAGGTCAGAATGCTGGTGCTGGTAGTACAACTGCAAGCTTTTTAAAAGTATTTGCAGGCGAAGTTATTACTGCTTTTGAAACAGCAAACTCGACTTTAGACAAACACATGGTGAGAACTATCTCATCAGGTAAGTCGGCTCAATTTCCAATCGTAGGTAAAGCGTCAGCTTCATACCACACAGCAGGAAATGAGATCACAGGTGGTTCAATCACTCACAATGAAAGAACAATCTCTATTGAAAATCTTTTAATAGCACCAATCTTTATTGCAAAGATTGATGAGGCTATGGCACATTATGATGTCAGATCCATCTATTCAAAAGAGCTAGGTAGAGCACTTGCAAACCAAATGGATAAGCACGTTTACCAAAACATTCTACTTAACAGTAGAGAGTCAGCGGCTTCTCCACAAGCGGCAGGTCAACAAATTACTGATGCTGACTTTGCAACTTCTGCATCTTCTGCGGCGGCTACTATTTTTAGTGCGGCTCAGAAATTAGATGAAAATGATGTACCAGCAGATGACAGATATTGTGCTGTTTCACCTGCGGTATACTACAATCTAATCCAAGCAACTACTGTTATAAACAGAGATTGGGGTGGAAGTGGTTCTTACTCTGATGGTAAAGTTTTAAAAGTTGCAGGTATAAATATTGTACCTACAAACAACTTGCCATCTACAAACATTACTACTGGAACTGATGCAGGTTCATCTACAAATTTTGCAGGTGACTTCTCAAACACAGTTGGTGTTGTTTGGCAGAAAAATGCAGTTGGGACCGTGAAATTAATGGACTTAAGCACAGAGATGGATTACCAAATCCAGAGACAAGGAACATTAATGGTAGCAAAATATGCTATGGGTCATGCTCCATTGAACCCAATCTGTTCAATTGAAATCAAAACTGCGTAATTAATTACGTTGTTTTCTTGGGAGGCGAGGTTAACACAGACAACTCGCCTCTCATTCAATCTTTAATTAAAAAATTTATTTATGACAACTACAGTAACAACTAAACTTGAAGCAATTAATGTAATGCTTACAGCGATAGGAGAAAGTCCTGTTAACACAATTACATCTTCAACAACTACTGATGTGTCTATTGCAATTCAAATATTAGATAATGTATCTAGAGAAGTTCAAAGTGTTGGTTGGCATTTTAATAGTGATAAAAATTACAAGCTAGTTAAAAACACAGCAGGAGAAATTGAATTACCATCAAACTGTTTAAGAGTTGATAATTCAAGTAAAGATGCTGATTTAGATTTAGTAGAAAGAGCAAGAAAACTTTGGGATAGAGAAAACCATACTTATATTATTAATAAAGATGTTAGAGTTGATATTACTTGGTTTTTAGATTTTATAGAATTACCTGAGACAGCTAGAAGATACATAACAATCAGAGCCGCTAGAATATTTCAAGATAGAATGTTAGCCTCTGAAACATTACACGCTTTTCATCAAGTTGATGAATTACAAGCTTTGTCTTCATTAAAAGAACATGAGGGAGATACTAGAGATCACAGCATCTTTGATAACTATAGCACTTATAGAGTTATAGACAGGGACAATTATCAACCTGCTAAAACCACAATTACAGATGAATAATGAGTGCAAGATTAATTTCAAATTCAATTCCAAATTTATTGAATGGAGTTTCTCAACAACCTGATACTGTAAAGTTACCTAATCAAGCAACTATTCAAGAAAATGGTCTTTCAGATATTATTACAGGTTTAGGTAAAAGACCGCCTACTGAACATATAGCAAAATTAAATAATGATACTTTAGAAAATTCTAAGGTACATATTATCAATAGAGACGCTAATGAACAGTATGCAGTATTAGTTAATAATCAAAGTATAAAAGTTTATGATTTAGATGGCACTGCTAAAACTGTAGTGACACCAGATGGATTGTCTTATTTAACTTCTAGTGATCCACAAAAAGATTTTAATTTAGTAACTGTTGCTGATTATACATTTATAGTTAATAGAACTATTCAAACGGCTAAATCAGGAACAACAGCTACAGCTAGACCAGATGAAGCAATATTTTATGTTAAAAATGGTCAATACAAAACGACTTATGAAATTGATATTGATGGTTCTAATGTTGCTAGTTATACAACTTTAGATAATTCAACATCAGCTAATGCTAGTTCAATTACAACAGATAATATAGCAACTGAATTATATAATGATTTAGTATCTAATTTATCAGGTTATACAATTAATAGAGATGGTTCTATTATCTATGTTTCAAAAACATCAGGAACATTCACAGCAAGTGTATCAGATGGTTTAGGTGGTGATGGTTTAATTTTAGTTAAAGATAAAACAAACTCGTTTGCTGACTTACCATACAAAGGCTACACAGGTTTTGTTGTAGAAATTGTTGGAGATGGTGGTACTGAATTTGATAACTATTTTGTTGAGTGGGACGGAGACGCTTGGACAGAAACAGTTAAAGATGGTTTAGATAATTCTTTTGATGTTTCAACTATGCCACATCTTTTAATTAGAACAGCAGATGGAAATTTTAGATTTTGCAAAGCTGATGGTTCAACTTACACGGTTAGTGGTACAGATTATGAGGAACCAAACTTTGCCTCACGAACAGTAGGAGACGAGACTACAAGTCCTGATCCTACTTTCGTGGGAAGAAAAATAAATGATATATTCTTTTATAGAAATAGACTTGGGTTTTTATCAGATGAGAATGTAATATTTTCTAAAGCAGGTAAATTCTTTACGTTCTGGGCAACTACAGTAACTACAGCTATTGATGATGATATGATTGACCTTGCGGTTAGTCACAATAAAGTTTCTATATTAAAGTATGCTGTACCTTTTAATGAACAATTAGTTTTATTTTCTGATCAATCTCAGTTTACACTAGATGCTGAAGAAATATTATCAGCAAAAACAGTATCTATTAATCAAACAACTGAATACGAAATTGATGATAGTGCAAAGCCTATAGGTCTTGGACAAAACATTTATTTTAGTATTTCTAGAGGTAGTTTTGCAGGTGTTAGAGAATACTATGTTAATACTGATACAGATGTAAAAGATGCTTTAGATACTACAGTTAATTTACCAAGATATATCACGGGTACATTAACAGCTTTAAAAGGTTCTTCAGCAGAAAACACTTTGTTTGGTTTTGCTTCAGGAGAAAGAAATTCTTTATTTGTTTATAAGTATTATTTTGATACAGGAAGTAAAGCTCTACAACGATCTTGGTCAAAATATAAGTTTGCTACTACAGATATAATTTTAGATGGAGACTGTATTCAAAACTATTTGTACTTTGTAATTAAAAGAAATGATGGAACTTATTTAGAAAAGATGAACCTTAAAACAAATGAGGTTGATACAGATTTAGATTTTACAGTTTTGTTAGATAGAAAAACTACACTAACAGGATCTTATGATTCAGTTACAAACAAAACAACATTTACATTACCTTATGAAGAAACAAATAGTATGGAAGTTGTTTTAGGTGGAGCTTGGTCTACTACTCAAAAAGGAAGAAATATACCAATAACAAGCACTACAAATACTACTTTAGTTGTAGATAATGATTATTCAGCTAATCCTGTTATTGTTGGTAGAAAATATACATTCAAATATCAGTTTCCTACTTTTTATGTAAGAGAGCAAAAAACTACAGGAAACTCTACTTCAGTTAATACAGGAAGATTACAACTAAAGAATATGAGTATCATCTTCGGTGACACGGGTTTCTTTGAAGTTAATCTAACACCATTAGCTAGAAGTACATCAATTTATAAATTTACAGGGCAAGTATTAGGTTCGAGCACATTTACTATTGGTCAGCCTAATTTAGAAAGTGGAACTTTTAAGTTTCCAATACAATGTAAAAACACAGATACAGTTATATTCATATCTTCCGATAGTTACTTACCATGTAACTTTTTATCGGCAGAGTGGGAGGGAGTATTCTCTGTTCTTTCTCAACGAATAGTAACTTAATGAAAATAGATGAAATAGAAACTACAAGTAAACATATAAAACAATTAGCAAAAGATTTAAGACCAGAAGATGAAAGAGAAATAATTTCTAAAACTGGAACTACAAATCTTCAAAAGACTTTACTTAAAGGTTTTACAATGACTGATTATTGTAGATCTTTTTTTGTAGATGATGAAATTGCAGGTATATATGGAGTGGTTGCATCACTAGATGATAAAAACATTGGATCACCATTTTTACTTTGTACCCCTAAAATTAAAAAGATTAAAATTAAATTTTTAAGAGAGTGTAAAAAAAGAGTACAGGAAATGTCAGATAAGTTTCCTGTGTTATTTAACTACATAGATAGTCGGAATAAACTTCATTTAACTTGGCTTAAATGGTGTGGGTTTCAAATCATTAATGAAAAGAAATTTAATGATGTTTTATTCTATGGATTTTTAAAGGAGAAAAATAAATAATATGTGTACCCCAGAAGCGTATATAGCGGCAAGAGTATTACAAGGTTATACGCAGTATCAATCCGATAAAGCACAAGCTAAAACTATTAATCAAAATGCTGTATCAAAAGCAGAAAGATTAAGAGAAGAAGCTATATACACTGATAACTCTTTAATTAGACAAAAAGAATTAGAAGAAGATAAAACAATAGATCAAAAACTAGCTATTAAAGAACAAGAGTTAAAAACTTCTGGTACTGCTAGAACTCAATTCTTTGAAAATGGGTTAGGTGGTAATTTATATAATACTGTACTTGGAGATATATCTAGACAAGCAGGTAAAGAAATAAATACAGTAGATATGAATTATGAGAATAAACTAAGATCCATAGCTACTGACAGATTAGCTTATAATAGAAGATACACTAATCAAATTTTAAGTTTACCTAGAGCATACAAACCTAGTTTCATGACTTATGCAATTTCAACTACTGTTGATATAGCGGGTATGTATATGGCTAATCAGGCACCTTCTACACCAAATACAGGAACAAACCAAATGACAACAGATCAATTTAAGGCATTTAGAAACTAATGGCTAAAATAAATACAGATTTAGGTATTAATGTAAGTTTGCAAAACGCACCTACACCTAATCCTATAATGAATGTAGCTGAAGAAAGAATTGTAGGTAAAGATAAATTTGAAGTTCTTGCTGACACACTTGCACAAATTAATCCTACTATAAAACAATTAGCTGATAATAAATTAAAACAAGAAAACGAAAAGTCTTTTGAAGAAGGTCAAGCTAAAATTAATGGAATGACTTTAGATGAAGCTCGTAAAGCTCATAAAGATGGTTTCCCTGATATATTTAATGGTTGGGCTAGATATGGGGCCTACAAACAGTATGCAAATAACTCTGTAGATAATTTTGTTCAAGATTTTAAAAATGATTACTGGACAAGAAGAAATGAACCTAATTATAATTGGCAAGATCACTATAATGAATTTAGTCAAAGTTATTTAGCTGATAAACAAGGTGATGAGTTTTTTAATTCAGCTTACAATCAAGGTACTACTGAATTAAGAAAATGGCTAAACGTAAAAGAGTTTGAAAAACAACAAGAAGATTTACAATACAAAGTAATAGGTAATACTTCTTTATCTATACAAAACTTACCTACTAAAGTTGAAGAACAATTAGAAATAGCTTTTTATGAGGCTAACCCACCTATGACTTTAGGTAAAGATTACCAAGAAAAGAAAGCTAAATTCTTCCAAGAAAATATGTCTAAAACATTTAAAGATATGTTTTACAAACTAAAAGAAAATAGAAATCCTGCATTATCTTTAGCTGATTATGATGATATTGTTATTAATGAAGCTGAACTACACGCTAGTTTAGATGGTAGATTTTCAACTGAATACATAGAGTTATTAACTACTAATAGACCTGACGGAGCTCCTGCTATAATTAATAATCCAAAATATCAAGATAGAGTTACTAAACTTATTGATACTTTAAAAGATTCTATAACTTTAAATGTTAATACAGCTAACTGGTTTAATGGTAATGTTGCAAATCTTTCTAAAACAGAAAGAACAAAGTTAGGTGAAGATATTTTTGATAAAGAATATAGAATTAAAAAATCTCAAGGTTTATCAAATGCTGATGCTTTCTTAGCAACAACAGTTACATTAACAAGTGGTTTACAAAAGAATGAACCCGTAAAACAAATAGAAGATTTATTTTCTAAACCAGTAACAGGTCAATATACCGAAGATAACAAATTAGCTTTAGAAGTTTATTCTGCAATAGATAAAGCTGGTGTTGCAGGTATTTATTTTAAAGAAAATGATAAGAATAAATATTTATTTTATGTAGCAGATATTAAAATAAAAGCAGGTCAAGATCCTAGAGATGTAATTAGAGAAATGGGATCTATGAATACACTAACAAAAGAAATTAATGAATTAACTTCACAAGATAAAAAACAACTACAAGCTTTTTCTGGAAACATGGCTTATGCACCAAACCAAGAGTTAGTGTATATGACTGCTCAATACTTTAAAAATATTAATACAGATTTAAATGATAATTACATAGGTCAAGCTAAAGATTTTATAAATAAACATTACACGTTAGTTAACGATAGATATGTAAGTAATTATAAAATGAATCAAATAGGTGTTACACCAGATAACTATGATGCCTTTAAATCAAATGCTATTGAAATATTAAAAGAAAAATTAAACGTAGAAAAGAATATAATTCAAGAAACAGATTTAGTTGGTTTCTTTTATGATGAAACTAACATAGACCCATTTACTAATGCACCAAATAGTAATGAGGGTATTGATCTCAATGAGTACGAAATAATTGTAGATGATACAAGAGACACTATTTATTTTAAAGAACAAGACGGAACTTCTTTAGATATACCTGCTACTGTTGAATATAAAAATGGCCAAACAGTTTGGTTAGAAATACCTATTAGCGTTGTTAAAGAAAGAGTTGCAGAGAAGCAAGCTGAACTAAAAATTAAATTAGATAAAGAAAGAGTAGCTAAAGACGAGGCTAAAAGACTTAAAGATGAAAGAACTGAGAAAATGTTAAGAGAAACAGAGGCGATGATACCATAATGACTAAAAATATTAATTGGAACTTTATTTCAGAATTAGAAGGTAAAGGTGTTAAGAAAGCTTATGTACCTAGTGAAAACTCAGGTGTTACAGTAGCAACGGGTTTTGATTTAAAAGAGAAAGATGTAAATATGCTTTCTGAAATGGGTATCTCTGAAGATACTACAAATATCTTATCTCAATTTTTTGGAATGTCTGGTGCAGATGCAGAAGAAGCATCTAAAGGTTTTGAATTAAGTGATCAACAAGTTAAAGAAATAGATCAAGCTAGTCATAATTGGTATTCTGATCAAGTTATAAAAACTTATAACTCTCACAATCCTGTAAAACCATTTGAAGAACTTACTTCAGCACAACAAACAGTTTTAACTTCTGTAGGATTTCAACACGGAACTGGATTTAAAAGAAAAGATGGTTCTGATATGAATTTTATAAAACAAGCGGCAAGTGGTGATTGGAATGCTGTTTTAAATAATTTAAGAAACTTTGGAGATCAGTTTCCAACTAGAAGAAATAAAGAAGCAGATTTATTAGAATCAGAAAAAAAAATTCCTTTAGATAAAGAAGGTACCCATCAAATGCCTGATGGTACTATTATGGAAAACACAGCTCATGAAGCTGAAGAAAAAAGAAAGTTTACACCTATAGATATTACTAAACAAAAATACTTATGGTCAGAATTACCTAATGTAAGTCGTGGTTTGTTTTTAGATCAAGCTTATAACTACAGTGAATTACAAAAGTATATAGAAGAAGGAAGAACAATTCCTAATATTCTAAAAGCTACACTTCAAGAAAATACAGTATTCTCTAATGCTATAGAATTATTTTCATCACCAACTTTTATTCAAGAAGATGGTTTTAGTATGAAGAATAACAAAGAAGAATTTGATGCTGTTATTAAACAATATAATTTAAATCCAGAATTTGCAGATACTTTAATTGGTGCATTAAATAGTGAGCATTTAAAATATCTTGGAGAAAAAGCGGCAAGACACCAAAAGAATGCTGAACTGTTAGCTTCTTTAGGTTGGAAAGGTATAGCTCTACAGTTTGGTACTTTTATTTTAGATCCTGTTAACTTAACGGGTTATGGGGCTTTAAGTAAAGTAATGAAAGCTGGTCAATTCTTTACGGGATTAACTAGAAGACAAAACTTTGTTAGAAAAGGTTTAGCTTATGGTACTTTAGAAGGTGCTTTATACTCTCCAATAGCGGCTAATAATCCTACAATGGGCCTAAATGATGTACTAATTGCATCAGCTTTAGGTGGTACTCTTGGAGGGGGAATATCTGCCCTTACAGCTAAATCTCTTAAAAATGTAGCTAGAGCCACAGAAAAACAAGACTTAGTTGAGAATGGTTTAGAAGTTACAGATAAAGCTAATAAAACAAAATTTAAGAATGTTAAGCATTCTAAAGCTAATAAGAAACTTGAAAAAGATTTAAATGATACAGCGTTAATTGATAACGTTGAATTGTTCTTTCCTAAACTAAGAAACATTCCTTTCTTTGGTTTTAGTATGACTAGATCAGGTACATTAGGTACTTCTTTATCTAAAAAAGTAAAACTGTTTAACTTTAAGTCTATGGAAGATCCTGTTGGCTATAAAGATAAAAAGACAGGCCAAGCGGCAACACAAGACAGCACAGTTGAAATGACTAGAGATCAAGTTGTCATGAGAGCTCACAGTACAGTTTATTCAAATGTAGGTGACGCTATGAAAGGTTATCTAAAAGATAGAGGCTTTGGTGGTGTTAGAGGTTTCTTTCAGTTTGGTCATAAAACAAGATTTATGCACGATACTAAAAGAGTAATTATAGCTCTTAGTAAAAAAGAAAAAAGATTAAAACTTAGTGCACAAGAAGAAGTATTACTAAAAGATCCAAATTTAATTAAAGCGGCAAATGCTTATGCTGATGGTTTTGAACTATGGGCTAAGTTGTTAAAAGAATCTGGTGTTGAAGGTGCTGAAGATTTAGCAGGCAACACAGGAAGATTTTATGTCCCTAGAAAAATTAGTTACGAAAGCTTTGCGGCTCTAGAAAGAAGAATTGGTGAAGATGGTATAGAAGAATTAATTACTCAAGCTATTACAAAACAACAACCTCTTTTAAACAGGTTAGATAATCCTGCTGTTAAAAGAACTGATAAAGATATTAAAAAAGAAATTACTAAAGCAAGAGCTCTAGCAAAAACTATTGTTAAAGCGGCTAAATATAATAGTCGTATGGGTGGTTTTGATATTGAACAATTAATCAGAATTAAAAACCCAGAAATGTTAAGAGAATACATTGATGATGTATTTTCTAATTTAACTAAAGAACAAAGAGATACTTTGTTTAATGGTCTTAAAAATCAAATTAATGTTTTAACTTCTGGTAGATTTAAAGAAAGAATAAGACTAGATGAAAACTTTGAAACAGTTATTGATAATCAAAGAGTTAGATTAGATGAAATATTTGAAAATGATGTAGATTTACTTTGGCATTCATACACTAATGAAATGGCAGGTTGGTATTCATTATCTGATAGATTAGGTATTAAAAGTAGAAATGCTTGGTTAAAATATAAAAACGAATTATTTAATGACATTGATGATGTCTACAGAGATCCTGATGCTGTTAAAGATTTTAAAGAATTAAAAAATGTAGCCCAAAGAAAAGCTGGTGGTCAATTTATAGCTAAAGAAGAAAAAGACACCATTGAAAGTTTCTTTAATAATCTAATGGGAAGATCTACTGAAACAGGAGATCCTACTGTTGGAATGAACAAGTGGTTAAGAGATTTAAGAAGATTTAACTTTGTTAGAGTTTTGAACCAAGTTGGTATTGCACAGTTACCTGAGTATGGTGTAGCTGTTTCTCAACAAGGGTTTAGAACTTTATTAAATGAAGTACCTTTCTTTAGAAGAATATTAAGTGATGCCCAAGATGGTAAAATGAATGATACGTTTTACAAAGACATGGCAGTTATTGGTTCTTCAAATGGTGACGATTATCTTTATAGACAATATCAAGCTTATGATGTTTTAGATAGAGGTGTATCTCAACTAGATCAATCTAAAAGAAGTTTAATAAGTAAACCTGCACAAAATGCTTTTGAAAAAGGTACAGGTTATTTATCTGGTTTAATTGGTATAGACAGCAACCAAAGAAAAATAGCTATGAGATTATTTGTTCATAGACTAGCTGAAGATTTAATTGATGTTTCTAAAAAAGGTTCTTTAATAGATGAAATATCTAAAGGAAGATTAAATAGATACAGAGTATTAGGTCTTACTGATAAAGATTTAGTAGCATTAGCAAAAGAATTTAATAGTCCTAATGTTGTAACACAAAAGACAGCTTTAGGTCGTAGAGTTTTATCTTTTGATTTTGTTAATTTTAAAGATCAAAATTTAGTTAAGAAGTTTGGTATTGCAGTTAATAGATATACTAAAAGAGCAGTCCAATACAACATGATTGGCGACACAAGTAGATTTTTCTCTGATAACGCATACGGAAAATCTATGTCTCAGTTTAGACAGTTTATAATGACTGCTTGGAACAAACAGTTTTTACATAACGTAGCTATGGGTGATTTTCAAACATTCTCTATGTTTATGTATACAAGTTTAGTTGGAGGATCAGCTTATGTAGCTCAAGCACACTTCAATACAATAGGTATGAGTGCAAGCGAAAAGAAAGCTTATCTGAAAAAGAAATTAGGTGACAAAGGTGATTATACTAAAGTTGCTTTAGCATCATTTCAAAGAGCGGGGTGGTCTTCAGTAATGCCTCCGTTTATGGATTTAGTGTTGGGCCAAATAGCACCCGAATACAGATTTAATACTAGATCATCTGGTCAAGAAATGAATTTGATAACTGGAAACCCAACCTATGACTTAGGAGAAAAAGTTTTAGGTATTGGTGGTTCAGTTATAAAATCATTATTCAATTCTGATTATGACTTTAGTAAACAAGATTTAAATAGAATAATGAGAATACTTCCATATCAAAACTTATATGGAATAAATCAATTACTTAACTTTTTAAGAGATAATTCTGGTTTACCAGATAAAGGAGCGAGGAGTTTATATTAAAATATGGCATTTGCAATAGATACATACACAGGTGACGGGAGTACAGTAAACTATAGTGTTACTTTTCCTTACATAGAAGAAGCTCATGTTGTTGTCACTTTAGATGGAGTAACTAAAACTTTAAATACAGATTATAGTTTTACAACTTCATCAACTATTACTTTTACAACTGCACCATCAGCTAGTGCTGTAATTAAATTTACTAGAAGTACAAGTCAAACTTCTAGATTAGTAGATTACCAAGATGGTTCTACATTAACTGAAGCTACTCTTGACCAAGATGGAAACCAAAGTTTCTACATGGCCCAAGAAGCGATTGATATTACTGAGAATACAATTTCTTTAAGTACATCTACTGACCAATGGGACGCTGATAACAAAAGAATTACAAATCTTGCAAGCCCTGTTGATGAT